TTTTCTTTTGCAGGGTTCATGGGCATAGGCTGAGGGGGAGGTTGCAACACAGCCTCAATGTTTGTAACGCCTAATGCTTCGTACATCTTTCTATAGGCTTGATACATTCCATTCGGCCCATGAATGTCTGGATTACTTTGTGCTAATTGTAACTGTGTTTGTGCCAACGCAATACGCTGTGACATAGAAAATATATTTGGGTCTGAAACTGGTAATATATCAATTCTGTCGTCAAAATCTGCTTGTTTGATTTCTGGTGGAGCACCTGGAACTTGATATGGATACATTGGAACATCCATGGCAAATATTCTTCCAAGTAATTTAAATTCTATTTTCTGTGAGTAATGAAGTCTTTTGTGTATAGCAGACATAACTTTGGTGCCACGCTCCATTATAGCCATAGTGGTACCAACTGGAGCATTACCTTGCATCTCTCCAACTTTCATGTCTGCCATTGACGCAAAACGTCTACCAGAGTCTACAAGGGTTCCTAATAGAGAATATAGGGTCTGGGAAGGCTCTTTAAATGGTAAAGGCATGATTGCTTGCCTTAAATCCATTCCTACCATGTCTACGTCTCTAAACTCTCCAGGATTAAGAGGTGTTTCATCATCTCTTATTCTTGCACCCCTTGCTTTAAATCCAGCAGGAAGGTTAGATAACGTACCAGCATCTATTAATTGTCTTAGTATTGATGTTGAGGCTCTTGATAAGCCACCTATCATATGCGTGAGACCAAAACCATAAAAGCCAAGACCAGGCAGAAACTTATAGTGTACAAAGTAAGGTATTTTCCTACGGAACGGATCAATTTCGTTGAAATTCCTTTTGATCGATAAGACTTCACCAGATTTCTCCATTATTGTTACAACATAAGGTAGCTTTAATCCAGTTGGCTCTCCGTCTTGTCCAATATCTTCAAAACCTATTAAGTCTAAATCTGTGTGAACTTCATATAAAGTTAACTCTTCATTATCACTTGTACTTTTTTCTACACCTTGAATTTCATCTATTGTTTCTTTTACTTCATCATAATTGGTAGAACCACCATCTGTTGATGGTAAATCTATATCTTTATAAAAACCTTGTAGCTGTAATTTTCTAATCTCATTTTTGCCCATTCTTACTACATGAGTTATACGTGAAGATGTTCTTAAATCTGTAGCGTTATATGGGACAATTAAATCTTCTGCATGAACAAACTTTGATACTGCTCTTTGCATTGATGGGTCAAAATAAATCTTTTTAAAAGCAGAGCCTACAATTGGGAGATAAAACAACATCTGATCTAATTCAGGGTCATATTCTTCCATTTCATAAGTTATTTGATAATTCATGTAGTTCTTAACACGTTCTGCTTGTGCTAATAACTCTGGACTTTCTGAACCTACAATATGTGTTCTAACTGGACCACCTGCAGGCAACATCTCTCTATAAGCTTGTGCTTGAAACTGTGTAACGCTTTCTGCCAATAGAGGATGAACAACACCAGAAGCACCATCAAAAGGCTCTGTTCTGTCTTCATAGTTCATACCAAGAAGCTCTAAGCCACTTTTGTATGTGTCTTCCCATTCTCTTCTAGAAGAAATATCATCTTCAATGGCACCAACTAAATCACTTGAAATTACACCAAGATCATCATCATCAATAAAGTCTGCTAAATTGGCATTGAATGGCACTGGTAAAGTTGTTTCAATTTCTTCTTGTATCTCACCTATGATAGCAGAGCCGTCATCAAGCTCTGTTACCCCTGGTGTGATATCTGCCTCTGGCAAAGGTATCTGCATGCCTTGAGGTTGTTCTACGTTTTCAACGCCATTTACTTTTTCAATTGCCATATTTTATCTGATGGAAAATCCACCACCTTTTCTAGCTGCACCTTGTCCACGGCACATCATTTTGCCACCTTTGCCTTTGACGCTACCACCATATTCATATTTTGTTGCTAAATCTGGATTAATTTTTTGTTGAACTTTTTCTGGTAGTTTTGAAAAACCTTTATATTTAGAAGGAACGGCTTCACCACCCTTTTCCATTTTTTTGGCTTTTTCATTTTGTTTAGCTACTTTTTTACTAAAATCTTCATTTATAATTTCTGTTTTGTCGGCTTTAAGGCTTTTAGGTCTCATTTTAGGTTTAGCTACATCGCCACCATCTTCGAATTTTGATATACCTTTGCTTTTCCTCATTGCTTTGTTGAGACCAGTTCCATATCCATAACCCATTTCACGCATAATTTTTCTAACCGCAGCACTGTCTTTGCCTTTGGTTTGTGAAGGAAAATTTTTCTTAAACATTTGTTCCATATCTTTAAAAGTTTGATACACATTACTCTCCTGTATCTGGGTTAATCATTCTTGATCTAGTCATGTTAATAACCTCGCCTCCGTTAGCCATCTGTATTGTCTTTTGTTGAACACTAAACGGATCTTTCTTAGGGTTAGGTGTTATACTAAAAGTCTGTGGCTTTGCACTAACTTTACTTACTTTTGCAGATTTTTTCAATTTTTTTATCATGGCGGCATCTTTCTTCCTCTGTGTATCCACAGTCTTGACGCCAGTCTTGCCACTCTGTATATCAGTAATTGTTTTAGCTAAACCTTTCAAAGGAGATGTCTCACCACCCTTTTTTAAAAGCTTTAATTGCTTCATCTTGGTTGTGTCTATTACTTTAATCTTTGGCTCTGTTCTTTTTATCTTCGGTGTTACGCCAGTACCAAAGTTCTTTCCGGGAACTGGCTGACCACGCCTTGCTAAGTCTTGATAAGCTCTAATTCTATCTGCTTCATCTGACATTAGTAATACTCCATCCTTCTTCTGTAAGCGGGCTCAAACTCTTCATCGTCTGGTGCAGTTATAAAACCACCTTGTCTGAATCTTAGTATAGCCTGTGTCATTGAATCTGCCAAGTCATCATGATCTCCATGCGGAAAGCTTGCACACTCCTCAACAACTTCCTCTGCAAAGTTAGCATCAGGTCTCCACACCATGCCACTCTCAAAGACTGGTGCACATGCGTTCATACGTGCAAATTTATCAGAACCTTTGCTTGGCGTAAATGGTGTAACTGGCACACCCATACGTCTTAACTCTTGTGTTAGTGGTGTACCACTAGCCTTTTGCTCAATCAGTATCATGTCAGGGTCATACGCCTCACATAACTCCATTGCTTTCTGCTTGAGTTCTGGAAAATCCCATCTTCCCTTTTCTGCATCAAGTAAAATAATAGCATCACCTTCACCCTCAACTGGCGTAAAGATACCCCAAGTGGTTATAGCACTGAAGTCAGAACGCTCATTCTTTGTAAAAGCCGTATCATATGATTGAATTATATAAGAACAAGCGGGAGGATCATCACGATTCCAAATGTTCCACCATTCCCTCTTGATTATCGCTCCCTCTTCTGCCGTCGGATTTTGCATGTACTGTGCGTTCCACTTTCCTACGGGAATCGAGGCTTTCACGCCTTCTAATTCTTCTTTGCTCCAATACTCTGGCCAGAGCACGTTTCCAGTCTCTGGGAATATCGCTGGAAATTCTACCACTTCCCATTTGTCCGCACCTCCTTGAGCTTGTTTTTGTAAAACTCTTGCCGTTAGGTCTTTGATACCCCAACGTGTCATAACAATAATAATTGAGCCACCTGGCTGAAGTCTCTGTCGTGGTCCAGATGTATACCACTCATAAATACTATCCAAAGCCGTAGGACTTAATGCGTCTTGTTCAGATACAGGGTCATCAATAATCAACAAGTCTGCACCACGTCCAGCTAACGCACCACCTACACCAACAGCGTAGTATTCACCACCACCATTTGTTGACCATCTGCCAGATGCCTTCGCATCACTTGCTAGTTTTATATCTGGAAACACATCTCTGAAATCTTCACTGTCAATTAGGTTCTTAACCTTACGACCAAAACCAACAGCTAGTTCTGCCGTGTGTGTTGCCTGTATTATCTTCAAGTCTGGACGTTTACCCATCAACCACGCTGGAAATAAATAACTCGCAAATTCAGATTTTGTGTGTCTTGGTGGCATATTGACAATCAAACGCTTAATCTTACCATCGGCAACGGCCTGAAGCTTTTCTGCATAAATCTTATGATGCTTGCCCTCAATAAAAGACGGCCATATACGATTTACAAAATCTAAATATTTATCTTGGCTAACTTTTTGCTTCTCAAGCGTGTTTAAGCGATCAAGCATAGGAGCTATTTTAGATAACTCATCATCGCTTAAATATTCAGCAAAGTCTAAATTCATGAAACAGAGGCTAGAAACTCATCAACTGCACTTACTAACCCACCCTCTTTTTTGGACACTATAGGATTGGCAGGAACACCAGTTAGCATCTCAATCAACTTGTTTAATTCACCACTATCAAAGCTTATGGGATTAATTCTTGAACTTGCGGCCGCAAAAGGACTTTTAACAACTGTTGGTGCAATAGTTGGAGTACCTGCTATTGGCTCAGTGCCACCAATTATGTTTGGAGGTGTGTCCTTTTCAACCTCTTCCTCTTTTGTAGTAGGAAGCTTGCGTAACAACGGATCATCATTGTCATCCCCACCACTTAACATATCATCAAACCCCTTGCCATAACCAGTGTATGTGGTAACTGTAGGATTTACGCCCAACAAACTCATAATACCACCTGCAACCCCCGGCACTTGACCCCTACTGTAAACTCCAGTTAGTTGGCCTCGTTTGTCAAATTCAAAATCTTGAACTTTGCCCTTATCTATTAATTCAGATATTCTGTTTCCTAAAAAACCTTGCAACTGCGGGTTATCTTTTACTGCATCTTGTAAGCTTTTGCCATATGAAGCCCCATATCCAGAAAAAATATTGTCATCACCTACTGTATAATCACCACCTCTTGCAGAATCCTCATCATCTCTTTCGTCAAAGCCTCCACCAGAAAAATCTCCAAAATTACCAGTGTTTGACATGCTATCCATAGCATCAGTGTCTGAAAATTCACCACCAGACTCATTTGCATCGGTTGAGCCACCTAGAGAATCCGTGTCAGAAAACTCTCCTGATGCTTCACCACCATTAAACATCATTTGTACTGGCTGATTAAATATATCAACGTCAGAAATAGCGGGTGCCACTTCAAGGGGCATCATGGCACCCATAGGTGCCGATGGAGGAGTTGGGGCACCACTCATACCTTTTAAAAAACTATTAAAAGCACCTCTGCTGTCTGCCGTTGTGTCTAATTTTACAGACGGGGGCTGTGATGGGGCTGGTGGGGTAGGCATAAAACCACCTAAAGGTCCATTTGCCATCAATTATCTCCAAAATAATGCTCTTTTGAAGATATTAATACACTAAACTGCTTTTTGCAATAGCATTGTCATCTCACGATTGCTCTGATCAAGCAATCTGGACACCCAAATCTCATCTTGACGCTTGTTTGCGTTGTCAATTGTGTTCTCAATCGCATTGCAAAGCTTCCAAACACGCTCTTTTTCATATTTTGTTAAAGGCTTGACGTCATCATCAAATTCTTTCAGCTCTTTTACAGCTTTTTCAGCCTTTTTCGCCTCTGTCCAGTACAAAACAGCGTATTTTACAGACAATGGTATGCGATATTTGTCAGTTTCATAGCATCTGTAGCCTCTTTCGCTTAGACCTATCTTCTTAGCCATGTCTATTTGGCTGAGATTTAGCTTGCTTCTATGCTTTTTTAGCTTTTCTCCGTTCCAGTCGCTGAAACTATCTTCATTTTTCTTCATTTTTGCTCCTCTAACACACCACTTTCAACCAAATCCTCAATCAATTCCTCATCTGAGCTAAATCTGATAGACGCACCAGTACAATCAGACACCATAGACGCATAAGTCCTACGTAAATCTTCTCTTGTTCTAAATGCCATTTCTGATTTGTCAGTGATTTGATCAATTATCTGCTTTGGGTTGCCAGATAGAGGCAAGGTGTGCTCTCCATCCAAACCATGTAGTGTGTATTTTTTCATAATTAACGATATAGGTGTTCAGTGCCGAAAGGTCAAGAATTTTTTTTATAAAATTTTTTTGGCAGCTGTTTTTCAAAAAGCTGGGGGCTGTTTGTGGTGAACTTAAGGCAAGGCTGACCAGATAGTCAAATATAAAAATGGGGGCGTATATGGTACGCCCCCACCGATTAAAATCAGGAAAAGTGACTAGGTTATCGCAACCTAGTCATCCTATTATCAAACCATGTTTTAAGATCTTGTCTCATGTTAGACCAAACACAATCATCGTTATCATTTAATTGAATTGAACCTTGAGATATTCGCTCTATTTCTAAAGGTATTATATAACCATTTAAATCATACATACCATTAGAAGAACCATTTAAATGTCCATAAAATTCTTGGTTCAATGTTGTCACTGATTGAGTAGAACCAAGCTTTCTTCTAATTGTGTTGATTGTTCTTCTAACAGATCTAGCATCATTAATATTACAGTGATTCATAATTTGTTGAGTCGTTGCTCCATTGGGAGTCTGCAACATTTCAAACACTCTATAAAGCTTTGTTCCATATGGCATGGTATTAGTTAATCTTTCAGTATATCTTGAACCTTGATCAACTAAAGTGAATCTATGGTTCTTAGAATAGTCTATTAAGTTAACTAGAAACTCGACCCAATTTTTAAGCTTTTCAGTGGATAAGGTTCCTTGATGTTGTCTAAACTCAATTGTGCCTTTTCCCTCGATTTTACCATTTCTAGATATATGAATGTTAGTTAAATTGATTGCATTAAATTTGCCACTAATGGCAGATTTTAATTGATTAATGTTAGAAGAAGATTCTATTTCATGAATTCTATTTCTTATTTCTGCACAATACCTTGAACCACGTCGTGATCTAGATACAATAGAATTTATAATCGCTTGATGCTTTGCATATCTAAAACAAACATCCTTTATAACCTCAAACTGTAAATGATCATTAGAGTCTTGAAAATACTTTCCTTGTCTAAACTTGGCAATTGATTCAGTGTTAAATTGTTCACTATCCATTGTAATAGGTTTCAAACCTATATGGACATGTTGTCCACATTGAGTCGAAATTCTTCCACCAAGTCTTATTATTATGTCATTTACTTCGCTATTAATAGACCACGTAGACTCTGCGTTAAATGCTAGTGGTGG